CACGTCGAGAGTTACACGGTTTACATGCGGGCACTAATTCGGTGTCGTCTCCCACCATGTCGTAGGGCACTAAGTGATCTGCCTCCGTGGCGGGCCGTACTTTGCACCACACGCACATGGGTTTGTCGCGTAGTAGTGCCGCTCGACGTGCGCGGTATTTTGGGTTTGCAGTTCGTTTAGGCATAGGGCCTAACGCCCTCGCGTTGCTCGGTTGTTCTAGCGCGGCGCGTTCGCGCCTTGCTTACGGTTTGCATGATTTGGCCCGTTGGACGGGTTCGTGTCGCTCGTTGTGTTTTCATTTGTTTGTTTTATCTAGGTTAGTTGTTATGGCTACTTGGGCATAGTGCCCCCGGGCACCAACCCGTCCGTTGGTTATGCACGGTTCACACACGCCACACACCGTTTAATGTGCATGGGCTTTACCCGCCTGTCTAACGGGCTAACTACGGCCGGTTAGGCCGCGTGGATTTTCACCAACACCCGCTAGACACGTGCGGGACGTAACCGTGCGACGGTTCTACTGAAATTGTTAGAACGGTTCCTCGCGTTCCATGCTCTTACTTGCAACCTCTTTGAGTAATTCCTCAATTACTTTTGAGGCCTCGAATTTGGTTAGCGCGTTCACGCTCTCAATTTCCTTGCCTAATGCGTCATTGCAAAATAGCCGTAACGCCTCATCATCTGCCAAATTGGCCTTGGTTGCTTGGATTTTAAGCATTTTTAGTTGTGGTGCGGTTACCGGGCCATTGCTCGCCATGGCCTTGCGTTTGTTTTGTTCCTTTTCCACAATCCGACGCATAGCCAAATCGTTTTCCTGTTGCGGTGTCGTTGGAAATGGATCCTCGACATTGGCAAACTCTTGGCGGTGCTTTATCTCGTCGTGGGACGCTATGGATTTGTCTATGCCGTAACCCATGTAGCCCAATGCACGGCCAAGCGCACTCGTAAATCCCACCATTCTTTCGGCGTTACGTGTGTATGGTGTGCGGCCCGGTACTTGTTCGGCGGCCGACGCAATGACGGGTACCGCGTCACGTTCATCACGCCACACCGTTACCACGCAAATGAGGAATAGTTGCTCGCCTACTTGTTCGAGAGTGCATGACGTCTCTTGGATCCGTAGTTGTGGCCAATCTTTTAACGCCAACCGCAACCGGGTGGGAACGTCCACGTAGCCGTTTAACTCAAATGCCATTACTAACCGTCGCTTTCTTGTTGAGTGTGGGCAATTTACCTAGTGGGTGTAATTCGGTTTGTGGCGTGTAGTAGGCCGCGGTTTTGTACCAATCGCTAGGCCGTTGCCGTTCGGGTTGCAATGTGTCCGCGTAGTGTGCCCACCCGGCCAACGTCACGTGGTAGTTCGAGTAGTCCACGCGGTCCACAATGCCCAACACGTAAATGGCGGGTTTGTCGTAATCGCGTGTAATTAAACACCCATTGGCTAGATCTGTTCCGCGGACCTCGTAGCCGGCTACGTCATACGCCCCGGCTAGTTTCGCGTCGGCCTCCAATGCGTAGGGCACGTGCAAATAGCGGGCCAATGCCATTTCGGCGGCGAACCCGATCATGTCGCACCGTTTAATCCACGTTTCGCGTGTGTAGCCCGGTTTAACGTATGACGTGCTTTTTAGTTCGCCGTATTCGTGGCGTTTTGTGTAGAAATAGTCCACGAACATGCGTAGTTCGCCTACGTCATCTGGCCCTAACTCGATTACGGCCTTAGTAACACCCACGTGTTACGGCCTCCAATCGTTGCAATTCCGCGGTGAGGTCCGTTATGCGTTGTTCCAAAATACGGATACGCACCATGGCGAGGAACGTACACCGGGCCACCAATAGGTCGTTGGTGTTTTCGTGTAGTTCGTTTATTTTGGCGTACACCATTTGCCCGCCACCGTGGCAATCTGCCATTAACGCACTCATGGCCGGTAGGTGGTCCAATTCCACCAACCGCCGCTCGATCCGGGCACACCCGCCCAAATCAAAAACCCAATGGCTAGGTTTATTTCGGGTTTCAGTAGATCGTTGCACGTAATGGGGTAGCCGTTGGCGGCCGCCCACCCGGTTGGCCAATACGTCGAGCGGGCCACCCACGTAGGGCAATGGATCTGTAACAACCCGTAACTATTGCCGTTATCACCTACCGCGTAAGGGTTGCAACCGCTCTCCAAACGCATAATTTGGGCTAATTGTGGGGTTTCGGTTGCCGGCCAACCGTAGCCCAACGCGTACCCGGCCCACGCGCCACACGCCCCATTTGGGGGTTGGGGCACCGTGGTTTGGGTTGCGGGTTTTGACGCGTCTAGCGGCCTGTAAACGGTGTTTGCGGGCACCATGGTGGGGGTAGGTGCCGCGTCTGGCCGTGGATTTGGGAGTGGGCTAATCCATAGGGAAACGACAAACGCGGCACCCACGAAAATACTACCTATGAGCGCGTTCACGCTACGCCACCGTCGCGGTTGGTTGGGTGTGTCCCCATGTGTTCGAGTCTGATTGGTTTGCCCCATGTATCCCACCTGTTTAAGCGTGTGGCCAATTGGGCTAGGGAAATAGTCCCGTTTGGCAATCTAAAAATTTGGACCATGATTTGGCCGCCGGTTTCTAGTTCACCGGTTAGAACCTCGTAAAAAATGAGGTTAGGTTGTTGGTTTTCCGTTTGGTCGGGCACGTCGCTTGCCGCCTTTCGTAGTTGTCGTTTCTACCGTAGCGGGGACGTGTTCGGTGGTGGTGGATTTGCCGAACGCGGCGTGAAACGCGGCCCGCACTCGATCCGGATTGTTGGCCATACCTTGGGTTATCTCAATGTGGAACCAATCGCCGCCGGGTGCCCCGTGGACTGTAGGTTTAGCGTAACTAACCCACGCTTGGTGATTGTGAGCCTTTACTAGCCCGGTGTCCACCCGGTCCACGCGCCAACCGCGGCCGTGGTCGTTTGGGAAATAGTCCAATACACATTGCACACCCAATAGTTCCCAATGATCCAATACGGTGTTTAACCACGTGAGGGCCTTTATGCGGGCATTCGGTACGCCTAGTTTGCGGGCCTCAATACGCCGGTACGACAAATCCATGGCTACGCCACGTGCGTGGTTACTGATTACACCGCGTGTGGTATCTGATCCGGTGCCGCGTACGTTACGGAATACGTAGTGGCCGTTGTTCCATACCGCGCCACCGCTCGTTAGTTCCGCTTGCTTTACCCATTCGATTGTCCCGGCCAATGGTTCGGATACCACCGGGTAGCCCAATACTTTGTACGCGGGCATTACTTTTTCGGTTCGTCCTTTTTTGGGTGGACAAACGCCGCAATGTGTGGGTCCCCAATTTTGCTACTAATAAACGCAAGTACCGCCGAAATTAACGGCATGGACATAGCCAACAATGCCGGGTCCGCGTTGTATTTCATACCTAAATAGGTGATAATGCCCAACACGCCGCCTTTTAGCGTTTGGTCAATACCTTGCGCGGTTGATCCGTTCATTCGCGCCACGCAAACGTTCCGTATTCGCCAACGTCTGGCAAAAACACCATGCCCGGGCCGGCATACGCACCCCTGAAATTTGCGTGGTAACTCGTTTGCAACCACGTACCGGTTAAACCGATAGACGCAATAAAGGTTTGGCCGATTGGCTCACTCTCGGGAAATTCGCCGCCGCCGCAATCGTCGTTATTTACAACGATTACCTCGCGTACTATGTTTTCCTCAACTAACGCAAAATGTGCCATAGGTTCCTACCACGTAATAGATCCGCTACCGGTAAACGTGTAATAAGTGTATGCACCGGTTGTACCCGTGGTTGGTGATCCGGTTGTGGACGCGGCCGCGGTTTTGCTACGAATAATTACAATTCCTGAACCACCGTTTTGTCCGGTTGCCGTGGATTTACCGCCGCCGCCGCCGCCTGTATTTGTTCCACCGGCTACACCGGCATTACCGCCGCCACCCGTGCCACCGGTACCCGTACCGGTAGCAAACCTCGATCCACCACCACCACCACCGGCATACGTGTTTGT